GAACGCTCGATATGATCGAATACCGCATGAGAGTACGAGGCGGCCGTAAGGTAACGGCTTTCTCCGTTGGCGCGTGGGATGCGATTGGATTGCTCGTGTTGGCCGTGCTGTTGGTTGTGGGGTTCACCCGATGAGGCCACTTGAGCGAATCATCGTAGAGGTTATTTGGGGTACTGGTGTGGCTGTGTGGATCATGCGCCTAGTTGGTCCTGGGTATCGCGGGGCGGTGAGCCGATGAACGGGATGTGCTGGCACTGCGATGCAACCGACCACGATACAGCGGATTGCCCTGGAAGGTATAAGGGCGGCGCGGTGCATGGTTCGTACGAGGATCACGTACGGCATTGCGCGGACATGCAGAACGAACGTGACGGAGCGCTCCTGTGTCGCGATATCGCGCTAAAGCAGTTGGAAAGCCTGGCTCGGGATGTAGTGGCGCCGCAACCGCCTCCAGTTCAGAACGACGGAACGCCGGTTTGGGATCTTGTAATCACAGACATGCGGGCGCGTAAAGAGTTCGGCGGCCGGAAGTACGGAACGTACCTGCAAGCGTTCAACGGACGTGATGTACTGATGGACGCCTACCAGGAAGCGTTAGACCTGTGTGTCTATCTTCGGCAAGCGATTGAAGAACGGCGCGCCGGGTAGAAAATATTTTCCGCTTGCCCTAGCAAATCGGAATGTTCGCGCGATGACAACTATGGAGGGGAAGTATGGCAACCGCGCCGAAGCGCCGATGTATCCGGCCGGGATGCGCCCAATACGCTCCATGTTCTATCCACGCCGCGGAGAACGACAGGCAACGCGGATCAGCAAGTAGTAGAGGGTATGACCGGGCGTGGTGGCGTGTGCGGCTGGCCTTCCTTGCAGAGCATCCGCTTTGCGCTGACTGCATACCGACACTGACGCCTGCAACCGAAGTACACCACGTCCGAAAGGTTGCGGACTACCCTGATAGGCGACTCGACTGGGATAACTTGCGGGCGCTGTGTAAGGCGTGCCACTCGGCAAGGACAGCACGGGGCGAATAAGCTGGTAGCCGTAACCGAAACCTGGTAGCGCGGTAACCGGTTGAGGGGGTGGGGGTTAGAAAATCTCCGGGCGGTTTTGCCGTAGACCGTGCGCTAATCACATTCACGTGTGACCAAGTTTTCAGGATTTAACCAGGTTTGGGAAGACTCGGAGAGGAAAACGTCAACCGATGGGACAGCGTGGGCCGGTTCGTAGTCCGAACAGCCGTAGAGGCCAAGCGGAAATACGTAAGCGTCAACAACTTCCGACGGTTAAGCCGGCCGGAAGCGCGCCCGCGGAGCCGATTCAAAACACTCCCCTAGAGCTACCCACCTGTGACAAGTGCTTACCCCGTAGAGTCCAGGAGATCTATCAAAACTTGGTAATCGACCTGGCCGGCGCCAAGGTGCCTATCAAGCAAATCGACTCCCACGCTATCACGATGGCGGCGCGGTGTCTGGACTCCGTGGAGCAGGCGGAGAAGATGGCCGAAGACCCGGAGATTCCGCCAGAGCAGAGGATTTCGGCTCTCCGGCTCAAGGCGGCGTTCGGTAAAGACCTTCAGCGGTGGCTTGAGATGATTTGCGCCACGCCGGGAACGCGGGCGCGGATTGGCCTGAAGCCTCCGGCCGAAAAGAAGGGCGGCCGGTTGGCTGAGATGTTGGCGGCGAGGGCGCGGAAGTGACGCGCGAAGAATGGCTACACGAACTCACGGAGCGCTTACGCCCGCGGTTCGATGACATCGGGCAACCGCTACCTGACAAGGTGCGGACCTCGTGTAGCTTCCCATCGCACGGCGCGCTATCGACGCGGCGCCGGGTGGTTGGCCAGTGCTGGTACCCGGAAGCCAGTGCGGACGGCACTACCGAGGTGTTCGTTAGCCCGGTACAATCGGATGGCTTGACAGTGGCGGAGACGCTTGCCCACGAGCTTTGTCACGCGGCGTGCGGAAAAGGCCACGGACACAAGGGCCTGTTCGTTGAGGTGGCGAAAAAAATAGGGTTCACGGCTCCGTGGAAGAGTACGCCCGCTACGCCGGAGCTTAAAGAGCGTTTAAACGCGCTCTTGCCGGGTCCGTACCCACACGCGGAACTCCACCCGCTACCGACAGAGAAGAAACAGAGCACCCGATTGGTAAAGATCGTGTGCCGCGGTTGCGGGTACACACTGCGAACCACGCGGAAGTGGCTTGAGCGCGCGGGGTTGCCGATCTGTCCGTGTAGTTCGAAGGCGATGAACGAAGATGAACCAGGCGGGAATATCGGGGCTTGACGGGATCTACTTTGACGCCGAAGAGGCCCGGTTTCACTGTGACTTTATCGAGACGCTGACTCTTACTAAGTCCACGATGAGCGGGAAGCCGGAGCCGTTCGTCTTACTCCCACCACACCGCAAGTTGGTAGCGAACATCCACGGGTGGCGCCGGCCGGATGGATCGAGGCTGTACAGGCGCGTCTACTTCAGCGTGGCGCGCAAGAACGCCAAGACACAGGTTTCGGCCGGGCTCGGATTGGATCTCCTGGTAGCCGATACGGAGGCCAGTCCCGAGATTTACATAGCGGCGAAGGATCGGGACCAATCAAGCATATGCTTCGAGGCCGCGGCCTCCATGGTCTACGCGTCCGAAGAACTCTCGGACATGCTCCGGGTAGTGCCGTACGCGAAAGAGATTCGCAACCCGGCCAACGATGGCAAACTGAAGGCGCTTAGTTCCGAGGGTAAGGGCAAGCACGGCTTCAACCCGTCCACGGTAATCATTGACGAATTCCACGTCTGGGGGCCTTCGGAGCAAGAGCTTTACGACGCTCTAACCTCCGGCTCGGTGGCGCGCCTTCAACCGCTCACGATCATTATCACCACGGCCGGCGTGGACGAATACACGCTCTGTGGCCGGGAGTACGAGTACGCTAAGCAAGTGCTCTCCGGGGTGAAGCAAGACCCGGCGTACCTGCCTCTGATTTACGAGCTTCCTAAGGACGCCGATTGGACGGACGAAAGCCTCTGGCATCTGGCTAACCCGACGCTCGGGAAGATTGTTCGTATCGACGCGCTCCGCGAGGCGTGCGCCAAAGCAAAGGCGATGCCATCGGAGCAAACCAAGTTCCAGCGGCTCTCTATGAATCAGTGGGTTAACGCAAAGTCAGTATGGATACCCGTGACGAAGTGGGACAAATGTTCTTGGCGCGGCTCAAGAGGCGTCCTTGTTACGGCGGCCTAGACCTTGCGGCGGTACATGATCTCACTTCGTTAGTGCTGGCCTGGCCGGTTCGGCAGTTCGTCTACGTCTACCCGTGGTTCTGGATTCCCGAGGAAGGGTTAGCGGAGCGCGCCCGGAAAGACAACGTACCGTATGTCGATTGGGTGGCGCGGGGCCTGGTGGAGACAACGCCGGGGGAGGTGACGGACTGGCGCTTCGTCACGGAGCGGATTAAGCAGCTTGCCCGGTCACTCGATATCCGGCAAATCGGATTTGACCGGTACGGCGCCCGCGATACGGTGGCGGACCTAGCCGAAGCGGGCATAGAGGTAGTGGACATCGCACAGGGGCCGTTGAGCTTTAACGCTCCCATGCGTCGGCTGAACGAACTGGTTCTCTCGCAACGGCTGATTCACACGGGACACCCGGTGCTTCGGTGGAACGTTGATTGTTGCTCCATCACTCAGGACGCCAACGAGAATATCAAGCCGGTGAAGGTGGAACGGCAGCGAACCAGTAAGCGGATAGATGGCGTGGTTGCCACAATCATGGCGCTTGATTGCGCGATGAAAAACGAAGTCACAGAGGCGGGCGTACTTTGATTGAGACACTTGGAAGTCTTTACCGAGAGGCCGGGCATGAGTTCCCACCCGTGCAAGAACGTAGCGAGTCTATCTCCAGTGCTATCCCTGGAACATCGGCTTACGACGCTTTGACGTTTGGGACGCCTACATATACCGGCCGCTCGATTAACCCGATGGTGGCGTCCACGTCTACGGCGGTGTGGGCGTGCAAGAAACTGCTATCCGAATCGGTGGCCTCGTGTTCCCTGCTCACCTATAACAACCTGAGCCCTGATGGCTTAGTACGTGAGTTGGCTACCACAGACTACCGCTATCGGATGTTGCGGGAACAGCCTAACCCGGAGATGTCTTCGTACCAGTGGCGTCAGTTCGGAATGTTATCGCTTCTGGACTGGGGAAACTGGTTCAACTGGCTGGACCTAGACGGCCGCGGGCGTATCAGGCAAATCTATCCAATGCGGTCAGATTGGATGGTTGTGCTTCGTAACCCCCAAACCATGCTTCTGGAGTACAGGTATCAACCTCTGTACCCGTTCGGAACTCCCGTTCCGGCCGGGATTTATCACCCGGACGAAATCCTTCATGTCCCTGGTATGGGGTGGGATGGGCTAATCGGGTACAGTCCGATTGCGATGTGTCGAAACGCCATCGCTCTAGGAATGTCAATGGAGGAATACAGCGGTAGGTTCATTGCAGGCGGAGGCACGAAGAAAGTAGCGCTGGTGGCGCCGGCCGGAGCTACGGTGAAAGACCCGGAGAAGACAAAGGCAGATTGGCGCCGGGCGAACGGAAGCCTAAATAACGTAGGTGACGTGGCGGTACTCCATGGGGGGATGGACGTAAAAACCTACGGAGTCTCGCAGGCGGAGGCACAATTCCTGGAGGGCCGATCATTCCAGATAGCGGAAGTAGCGCGAATCTTCAACGTACCTCTTGGGATGCTTCATGACGCGCTCAGTAAACCCGAGACGTACGCAAGCGCGGAACAAGCTGACCAGCGCTTTGTAAAATACTCGATTCGGCCGTGGTGTATCTCGATTGAGCAGCGCATCAACACATCGGTACTCGGAAGCAACGACAAAATCACCTGTCAGCACGATCTTACCGACTTGCTCCGGGGAGACCTTCAGAGCCAAATGAACGCCTACAAGACCGGCGTTACCGGAGGAATCGTAATGCCGGATGAGGCCCGCGCGAAATTGGATCTTCCGCCCTACGGGGGGCCGGCTAAGAAGCTCTACATGCAGGGGCAAATGGTAGAGATGGGAAAGACTCCACCGAAGCCTAAGGCGCTGCCACTAACACCTCAGAACGCGCCAGTAACACCACAGGAGTAACCAGAAACATCCATGAAAATCGAACGCAGAACTTTCAAGGCCGAAGTGCGCAAGGACGGCGAAACCCGCAAGATTCGCGGAGTAGCCATCGTATTCAATCAGTTGAGCGAAAACCTGGGAGGTTACCGCGAGCAGATCGCGGCCGATGCGCTCGATGGGTGTGATATGGCGGATGTGCGGTGCCTTATCAACCACGAGGACAACTTAGTCCTTGGGCGCACGGCAAGCGGAACCCTGGCGCTGTCCAATGGGCCGGCCGGGCTGTCCTTCGAGTGCAACCCGCCCGATACGAGCTACGCCCGTGACCTGGCGGCGTGCATGGACCGGGGAGACATTGACCAGTGCAGCTTTTCGTTTACCGTGGCGCCGGGCGGCGCGGATTGGTCCGAAGACGCCGCCACGGGCGGCGAGATTCGCACTGTAAAGAAGATTGCGAGGCTCTATGACGTGTCGGTAGTGACGTATCCGGCATATACGCAGACCTCTTCGGAACTCCGCAGCTATGCGGATATCCTCAGCGAACGGCCGGCGGCCGTGTCCGTTGAGTCAGGCCCGGACCTTCGAACGGTTCAGGCCGTAATGGCTACGGCCGCCAAATCAATCGAACTGGAGAAAAAGTAAAAATGAAAGCATTGCTCGAAAAGCGCGGAAAGCTCTTCGATGAGGCCCGCGCGTACGTGCTTGCTGCCGAGAAGGAAAGTCGCAGCATGACCGGGGAGGAATACTCCCAGTGGAAGGCGCGCATGGATGAGGTGGACGCGATTGGGAATACCCTCACTGCGCGCAGTATCACCACCGAAACCGAGGGCCGTTTGGCCCAGTCTATCGGGCCGCGCGGTGAATCGCGCGTGTTACGTCCCGATGTTGACGAGCGTGGATACACGGCCGCGGAACGGCGTTCCTGGCAACAGTGGGCGCTTCCGGCTGACAGGCGCACTGGGGAAGAGTGGAAGAGTCTCGGTACGGTTCAGCCGAACATCTCCTACAACGGAATCAACGGTGACGCACTGATTATCAGCCGTGCGGCTTCTCCTCTTTCGGACGTTACTGGCGCGGCCGGTGCGTACATGGTTCCGCAGGGGTTCGTGTACAACCTCGAAAAGAACCTGAAGTGGTACGGCGGCGTGCGCGTGGCTGGACCTACGATCATGCGCACCACAACCGGAAACCCCTTGCCGTGGCCCACCACGGATGACACCGGGAATACCGGTGAACGGACGGCGGAGAATACGGCGGCGAATCAGGCCACTACGGAAATGGCGTTCGGACAGGTGAACTTCGGTGCCTACAAGTACGATTCCAAAGTAGTCAAGGTGCCGATTGAACTATTGCAGGATTCGGCGTTCGACATTCAGGCCGTAGTGTTCGATGCTCTTCAGCGGCGCATCGGTCGATATCAGAATACCGATTTCACGGTGGGTACCGGTTCCAGCCAACCGAACGGCGTTGTTACCGCGGCCACTTCCGGCAAAACCGGACTCGCGGGCCAGACGGGCACTATCATCTACGATGACTTCGTGGACCTGGAACACTCGGTTGACCCGTGGTACCGGGCTAACGGAAAGTTCATGATGCACGATTCGTCCGCGGCCGTGTGCGAGAAACTCAAAGACACCACCGGGCGCCCGTTGCTAAACTCCACCTTCGCTGGCATTTCGGCGGAAGTGTTCGCCGGCCGCCCGGACGGAACCGCGCCCGGCATCACGCGCTATACCATCAAGGGCTACCAGGTCGTTATCAATAACGACATGGCCACGATGGCCGCAAGCGCCAAGTCCGTGCTCTTCGGTGACTTCTCGAAGTACGTTGTCCGGGATGTCATGGATATCATGCTTATCCGGTTCAACGAGCTTTACATGGGAAGCCTGCAAGTTGGATTCCTGGCCGTGGCCCGTGCGGACGGTCAGCTTGTGGACGCCGGTGCCCACCCGATCAAGTACTACGCCAACAGCGCAACCTAGACGTTCGTTCATCCTCCCTTGGGGCCACGGTACGCGTGGCCCCGTTTTATGAAGCAGAAACCACCTGAAACCGCACGGTTACCGCGCGATGAGCGCGCCACCCTGCCGAGGCCGAAACGATGAACCTGAAACTCTTGACGCCGGCAACGGATGAGCCGGTAGCGCTCGAAGAATTCAAGGCGCACGCGCGCATTGACGATAGCG